GACCAGTGCCGCAGCCAAAATCTACAATGACTGTTTCTTTTGTAATTTTGGCGACATTAACAAACGTGTCTGCAATCAACTCGCCTGGTGCTGTGTCCCGATAAGCGGGAATTGCCCACATTTGCCTGTATTTTTCCTCTTCTTCCATTGGGGCAGCGTTTTGGCGCATGGATTTGACTACTTCCATGATTAGCCCATCACCATCCACCGTAATGATGCAACCAAGGTCAATCAGGTTATTGCAGACCGTAGGGAATAGTTCAGCCTGCCGCGCCATTGTGAGCGAACTGGTAAAGACTTTGCCGTTCACCGTGACCTTGCACAAAACATCATTGGCGTTCATTGACTGGGAGTAAGCGTGTCCCATCGTTTGCCGGTGTGATGAATCATAGCCAAACAAATGCATTTTCCTGTACCCAAGGGTGTAAGCAAGGCACATCGTTGACAATCCGACAGTCGTTCCACCGCCTATCAATGCATATTCGTTTTTGTACTCTGGAAGGTGTGTTTCTATGCCTTCCATAGCGGGGTGCCATGTAGTGACATTTCCAACCGATTCAAACAAGGTGGGATGACACTGCGAAGAAATTAGATATTCTTCAGCCTTGCCAATCAGATCAATGTTTTCCGGTCGTGCGTCCAGAATGACTTGATATTCTGGAACAATGTTGTGCCGGTTCAAAAACTTTGCCGTTCCATTCAAAGCAAATATAACTTGCCCCAATTCTCGGCGTTTTTCAATCATTGGCAAAAACTCAGCCAACGAAGGGCCACCACCTACAATGATGGCATGACCATCATGGGCAGGCTGTTCAGTAATCCATTTATTGCAGGATCGTGAATTCAAACTAACATTGCCAAACAACTCGGCATCGTCAGTATTGCAAATGATCTCAATATCCATGCGAGATTGCGAGTCTGAGCGTCCCCAGACCCGCTTTCCTTTCGTTAAGTAATGCGACCTTGCAGATGCGGACGGTTCATCACCACGTTTACTGTGGTTGTAGCCGAGGCAACCGTTGCAGCGTTTGCAGTCCGAGCGCCAAGGATTTCTTTGCCCGAACCCGTTGCGCCAACTTTACCCGTTGATTTCACGCCTACCGCTACGGTAGCCGCAAAGTTAGACGAGGTTGACTTAGCGCAAACAGCAGTGCCCTCAATCTGATACCAGCCAAAAGAGCCAGCAGTGTTTGCAGACATTGCCACCGCTACAGGACGCGCTTGGTTGGAAGTTGTTGCAGCCAGCGTCGTTTGATAGGTCGTGCCGTCATAAGTGACCAGCGAACCTACAGTCGTGCTTGCTACGCCAACCAGCAGAATAAACTCGCCTGCTCCATACGTCGGATCAAAAGCGCGTTCAATCTGCCCCAAGGTTGCCGGAGGAGTCGGAATAGCACTCGTTCCATTAGCCATCGTAACGCCTGCGTCAAGCTGGTTAATTTGCAACAGACCGGCTTTATTGTCATCAAATGTATATGCCATTTTATATCTCCTTTAGGCAATCAGCACGCCGCAGAACTGCGGCCCGCTGGAAGTAAGATTGCCTGCCCAACCAATCAGCTTGACAACAGCGTCTTGGTTGATTGCTTGACGCTCGCCACCAATCGGCACAAAGTTCCGATCAGAATGCGGTCTGAACATCATGTATTTGGTATTCAGGAACCACATGTGGTTAGCAGTTGCGGCAGAACCAATACCACCGTCAAGGACAACATCGGATGCCATGCCAGCGCCGTAGTATTTCAGCGATGCAAAACCAGCACCGGCAGAAGAACTGCCAGAGTCAGAAATGCGCTGAATCGACTGAAGCGATTGCAAGTACAAACGGTAGTAGTTGTTATCCGCAACGATCAAATCCGGCTTATCCGTACCGCGAATCAGTTGAACCGCCAGGGAATCCATGTATTGCTGGATATTGGAAGCAGTAGTTGCTGAACCGCCATCCGTTGTCCCAGAAAACTTCACCGAACGCCAGAACGTAAAGCTGGCACGATTGATGCCGCCATAGGTTCCAGTGCTAGGTGCATCTGGTACAGCAGCGCCCAAACCGGTAATGTTTTTGCCGCTGTTGCCGGTTCCGTCCAGATAAATATCAGAACCGATACGGTTTGCCAGTTGAGCTTCAGCCACGTTCATGCGACCGTCAAGCAGGTCAATGATCGCTTCCTTGCCGCTGTTCTGAATCATCTCCAGACCGCTGATTGATACAGCAGCCGCGTACTGTGTGATCGAGAATTGAGCCGAAGAAATCGGGCTGTTCTGGCTGACGTTCAGCACTTCATAACCCGAATAAGAATTCGTGTTATTGGTGGTGGAATCGTTATACATAATTTCCTGAAGGATGACGTTACCGCCGGAGAACGTTTTAACGTTCCCGCGTTCCTTCAAGCGCCGAAGTAGTGCATTGTTATTTGTAACGTTGTCAGCCAGCTCACCGGTACGACTTTGGATATTCGTCGCAATGATGTCGCTGATTGAGCTATTGGCGAATGCCATTTTATTTGCTCCTAATCAGATTAATCAAAAACGTTCACTCATGGAATCAAATTGCTCTGCCAGTAGTGAACGCCTGTCTTGCGCTTTGGTTGTCGTTACAGCGCCGGGTGTGGAGCTTTTCACGCTGACCGCTGCCGCCCTTGCCGATTTGACAGCTTTTGTAGCTGCCGCCCTTTTAGCCGCATCAACTTCGGCTTGTTTGCTCTGTTGAGTTGCTTCAAAAAGGTTCGAGTCTAGGCGTAATGCTTTGTCATACGCATCTTGAAGATCGGTCGCAACACCACTCTGTAGGAGTTGGATCATTACGGGCCTGGCTTCTTCAAAATGTTCAGCCTTCTGGGAAAACTGGTTAATTTCCCCAAGAAGGACGGAATTCTGTGCTTGTTCTTGTTGCTGTTTCCAGTTATTAACCTCTCCGCGAACTGAGTTTAATTCGTTTTGAAGCGTATAAACCATTGGATCAACAGCGGTTTGTTGTGGCAAACCCTGTATTTGACCTAAATTTACACCGTATTGTTGTGCAAGTCTACCAAACAGTTGCAATTTCTGGTCAGGTGTGCTGAATCGGAGCGCGTGATCGGCTTCCATCAACGCCTTTACTGCGCGGGGAGCATCAATTCCCAGACCTTGAATTGTTTGCAAATAAGGCTGTACCGCTTCTTGCATTTGATCGGCAAATTGTTCTTTAGCTCGCAAAGGCTCTAGGCCCGCTTTCATTTGTTCTTCGCGCTGCCAGGCATATTCCTGAATACGCGCAGGCGCGGCTTTCCAGTCCTCGTGATAATCTTTTTTCCAGCTTGCCGGTGGGCGTTTCCAGACGGGTTCTTCAACCGGTTCAGGTTCAGCCTTTTGTGCAAACTTCCCCGCTTCATCCCGTTCTGCTTTAACGGGTTCTTGTTCAGCTTCTTCAAATTGCTGTTCAAGCAGATCGCGCCTAGCGTCAGCGTTATCAACGGGTACTATGGAATTCAGATCATCAGACATTTAATTCTCCCTGTGGGGGTTTAACGGCGGGTAAATCGGGCTTCTTCTCGAAGTTTGTGTAAGATTTTGTCAGCATCGCGGTTTGTCATATTGGCAAGTTGCGCCCGTAAAACTTCACGCCGATTGTCTGTGTTTTGTGGTCTTTTTGTTTCCATTACTTCATTGCCAATTTCAATACAATTGTGTTCGCGCAAATGTTCTCGGTGCTGCCGCCTGCCCATAATCATTGAACCATCAGCCATTGATTGATACGGCTGAATATCAGGCATAATTTGATGTAAAGACTCACTTACAGGTTGCTCACCTATTTCAATGGCTTCACCGTTTTTATATATCCATCGTTTTCTTGTCATAGCAATGCCAGCACTTCCTCGTCGTCCATTTCAATATGCTCTGTGTAGAGCGCCTCAACCTTTGCAATATCACGCATTAGCTTGTCAAAATCTATTTGTTGAACTGTTGCGGCGGTTTGTTGTCCGCGAGCTTTAGTTTTGATGAACGGGGCAACAATTTCTTCGGCAATTTCTGGTTTGCCTTCAACAATTCGTTCGTAGATGTTGATGATTTCTTGCTTGCGTTTCTCTTTCTTTGCACGTTCTTCTGCCCATCGTTTCTTTTTATAGTCACCGTCATGGGTGTCATCAATGAAGATGGGGGGGACATAGGCAATAACGGTTCCGGCGCTACCAGTGGCTTCAACCCCAGTAATTGCAACACCCGCTGCCAAACTGACAGACCCGGTGGCACCTGTCGCTTGTGCGCCAGACAAAGCAAGGGTAATCGTTTCGCTTTCATTTCCAACGGCTCCTGTGGCTTGCACTCCGGTAATGGCAATAGTAATGCCCGGAGATTCCGTACCTGCGGCTCCAGTTGCGTTAGCTCCGGTAAGGGTTTGTTCAACAGCGATGCCCAGGTTGCCCGCGCTACCCGTTCCGACATTGCCGGTGATGGGTAGGCTATCCCATAGGGCATCGTCCCATGTGCCTGTGTCCCATGCGCCTTGTGCCATGAATTAAGCAATTCGGATAAGTGCGTTGGTTAAATCATTTGTTGGCATCGTCAGCGTAAATGTTCCCGCCGTGATGGTTTGACTGCCAAACGTGTGAACGCTGATTGCTTTGTTTGATTGCGTTGAGTTGTAAACCAGCACCGCGTCAAACGCTGTGGCAAGGGTAACGTTTGTCCAAGTAAAACTTGCGCTTGGTGTCCAATACCCTGTCGTTCCTCCTGTAGTGGGCGCTGTTGCATTGGTCACAGTAATGCCGCCAGCCACATAGTTAGTGCCTGAAACTTCATTTGTTGCCGCGTATGCCGTTGTTCCAGCCCCTTGACTGCCGGAGGCTAGATACAAAGCAGCTTTCAGGGTGTCAGCTCCGGTTCCTGCTCTAATTACGGTGGTTCCAAACGCATGAATTCCCGACAGAATTTCACCTTTAAAACTGGTACACATTGCCTGGCTGTTAGCCATTAAATCCTCCGACTTCAGATATAGAAACAATTGGCTTTTTCATACGCACATGCGCCGATCTATGGACAAGTTCCCCGTCTAGCCAGTATTCAATCCAGTTTGTGTTTTCGTTGTCGTTGTCTACAACACCCTCGCGTTTTTCCAACAAGGAATCGTCCATTTCTCCCTTTGTGGTGGTCACTATCATTGCGTGACAATCTCCACGCCAGCAGCTCTACCGTCAGGGCCACGCACAATCCGTTTAGGTGCAGACAACATTTGCATCATCCCGCCCATTTGATTCATGGTCTGGTCGTGTTTGCCCATCATGGATTCGTGCATGTCAGATATTCTGCTAATTGCTTCGGCAACATGATTGCCGAGTTCATAGGTAATCTTCTCAGACGCTGCTTGCTGTGCTTCCATTGCCGGAATATCCAACCCCGGATTTGCCCCGATACGAGCAACCATGATTTTAGTTGCCGCTTCGAGTTCCGTTTTCCAGCGGTTAAATTGTTCTTCTGTTTGCAGCTTTTGCTGTGCCATTGCCGCGTCATATTGTTGGCGTTGTGTTTCGCTTTGTGCAGCCGCTTGAATTTTCATTTGCTCAATTTGCGTATCAGCCTGAATCTTTGCTTGTTGGATTTGCGCGTCAAACTGTGATTTGGCTTGTGCCGCTTGTATATCTGCTTGCGCCCGAGCCTGATCGGATGCTTGCTGTGCTTGCATCTTCATCATTTCAGGGTCAGGTTTAGGTTGTTGCGGTTGTGCCTGTTTCTGTTTCATCTGATCCAACGCAGCATCCAAAGCGCCTTCAATTGGTTTAGATTGTTTAAACGCCGTAATGCCA